TTTGTAGCAGTTGTAGCAGTTCCTTGAAAAGTTGGAGCAGTAATAGTACCTATAAATCTACCAGTACCACTTACATCCAATCCTGCTATTGGTGTATTTGTTCCAATTCCTAGATATTTTGCAGCAGGATTGAAAGCAATATAATTATATGATGAAGAAACACTGGAAATAGTTCCAGAAGTTTGAGGAGTAACTAAAAGATACTGATATTCACCAGTATCAATTGCAGATGATTGATTTGTTAATAATCCAGTTAAACTAACACCAGAACCAACAAAACCAGTAGCACTTACAACACCCGAAATATTTGCATTTCCACTTACATTTAATTTTTCAGTCAGAACTGTGGTTCCTATACCAACTGAATAAGTATCCGATACAACTAAATTTGATACAACTTTTCCACCGATTGAAACGTCTGTACTGATAGCAACAGTAGGTGAGTTAAGGTTTAAATTTCCCGCATAAGTGATGGTAGAGGATGCTATAGAAATTGTTGGCGTACCAGGGTCACCAACAAAGTTTATCCCCTTTACTCCAAAGTTTTTATCTGCCATCGGTCTTTTTAGTTATTTATGAATTGAGAACTAAGCATACCGAAAAACATAATATAAGTTTCAGTATTAGAGTAAGGTATTTCTTGCAAATCTATAAGTCGTCAAACCACTAATACCAGTTTGTGGGGTTGCTTGAAGAATGCAATTTCCTCCACTAATTGTTGCTCCAATAGAAACAATCAATGAATTATTATAAACTACTGCATACTCAGAAGAATATGCAGTAGATTGGTCTTGTGTTACAAGAACCTTCTGTGCCTGAATATAAGAACCAAAACCAATATGAACTGTATATTCAGCAACCTTAAAGTCAGTAGAAGAGACAGAAAAACTATCTATTGTTGTAGAAACACCAACAGACGAATTAAATGTTCCAACTCCAGTTTTTACTCCATAAGTCTCAACTTGAAGTGGTGTTCTTGGATTTGTGGTTCCAATACCCAAACTTCCACTTGATGGAATATAGGTTAATGTGCTACTTACTAAATTAGATGTTATAGTACCACTAGTGGCACTTACAAATCCAATATATTGAGGAGCAGTTGTAGAAGAAGTTGATACTGTATTGGATAACAAATCAGTTAGATTGGAACCAGAACCAGAAAATGAAGTAGCAGTAACAATACCAGTAAAGTTACCATCACCAACAACGTGAAGTTTTGATGACGGATTTGTAGTTCCAATGCCAACAGAACCATTGAAGTATCCACCACTCTCCACTTGAAGTGCTTGTGTTGCAGTTCCTGTTGTAGTTGCTCTCCCTACTAGTATTGGACCATTTGTAAATGTAGAAAGTCCTATGACAGATATAGTATTAAATGATTGACCTGTTGTTGAAATATTACCTACTAAATTTCCATAAAATGTGGAGGCAGTTATAATACCTGAAGTATTAATATTGATTGTAGAACTTACGTTATTAGCAGTAGTTGCTGTGCCTGTTAAGTTTCCAGTAAAACTAGAGGCAGTTATAATACCTGAAGTATTGATACTAGCAGTTGTAGAGAAACCAAGAGCAGTAGTTGCTGTAGTTGCTGTGCCAGTAAGATTACCAGTAAAACTAGAGGCAGTTATAATACCTGAAGTATTAATATTGATTGTAGAACTTACATTATTGGCAGTAGTTGCAGTAGTTGCTGTACCAGTAAGATTTCCAACAAAAGTAGTAGCAGTTATAATACCAGTAAATCTTGCATTACCTACTACATCTAGTGGCACTGTTGGTTGTGTGGAACCTATACCAATATTTCCACTCAAATATACAAAATCAGATGCCCCTGCTAATAGTCCAGTACTTTCCTTATATGGTATTGAATTTACATTTCCTGGTCCAACTAAATCCGTTACGGTAATTCTAACTGTTGCAATACCAGTTTGTTGCGTTACTGCTGCACCAACAAAATCTACTGTTACCCCAGTACCAACAAAATTAAACTTATTAAAACTATTTGCGGCACCAACCTGAATACTGTTATTAAATACTGTAAAAGAACCAGGAATCAATCCAGATGCAGATATTTGAGATGCGGCAGTCCAATATCTTTTTCCTGTCTTATTTTCATATGCAGTTAAAACATATTGAGTTCCAACAACTGGGGCAGGATTTGCGCCAATAGAAGAAAGACCAACTAATGGATCTCCCAAATCTGGTTCTGCTTGATCCAGACCCAAAAATTCATAACGGTCTGTTGTAAGACCAGTTTGTGATTTCTTTTTAACTCTTTTGCTGAGGAACTCTGAACTTGCCATTTATCTATTATTGATTTGAGGTTTCAAGAACACTTGTAATAAACTTAAGTTTTGCTGGGGTCGTACTTGCACTTCCACTGATTGTAATAAAATCACCAGTTTCCAATACCAATTTACCAGGTAATAGATTTACTGTATCGTTTGCTGGAATGTAAAAATCTTTTACTATTTCTGTGGTTACAGTTGAACCAGAACTTACACGATTATGATACCAACTAATTGTTTGAGTGCTATCACTAATATTAGCACACTGAGCTAATAGAAATACTCCAACATATCCTGCGGGTGCTGTGTAAACAATATCAGTCGTCAACCCAACAACTTTGGTATATGTTTTAAAATTATTTACTGCTGCTGCCGCAATTGCCATTTCTAATACTCCTCCTTAATCTGATAGTGCAAGAATAAATGGTGTCATAGTAGTGAATAGTGCTTTTGTAAAATCTCTACCCGATATTTGACCTGTTGATTGGTTAATCACAATACCATCACCAATATTAAAATTACCTGATTGGTCTGTACTCGTATAAGTTACAGTTCCACCGTCAATTTGAACTACTTTATTTTCAGGGATTACAACACCACCAAGAGCAGGTTTTGCTGTAAAAATGTTTGTACCAGCACCAACGTATTCGAATGAAATTGTGGATGCGAGTTGTAAACTTCCCCTTGCAAAATATACAGTTGTTCCAGCACTAACTGTATTATTTAGTGTCTGTAAAAATGAGACCGTAGAAATACCAGAAGAAGGTAAAGTCGCAGAAGAAACCTTATAATAAATTGGTTGATAATTAGAAACAGAAGCAGTTGCTGTTGTTCCTGCACCTGCTGGTCCTGCAATTGTAACTGTTGCTCCAGAATTAAAATATTGAGAACCAGAATTTAAAACATTAATTTCAGTGACTGAACCATTTACAACTGTTGCTGACGCTTGTGCTGCAACTCCATTTGGTCCAGTTGGGTCACTAATCGTAACAGTTGGTTGTCCAGTATAACCAGAACCACCACCATCTACTTGAATAGTATTAATATTATAATATAAAGTTCCAAAGTAGCAAGATTGACCGTCATAAGGACGATTGGTTCCAACACCAGAAATCGTAATTACATTTGACCTCGATGTTGCCTCTGTTGTTGCGGTTCCAGTGTAACGATAAATGGACTTTGTTGTATTGTCACCAACACCGACTGAATAAAGACCATAATTACCAAATGATGAGTTGGAGTTGGTAATATCACACTGTCCTCCAGATGCAGTGTAAATTGCAATATCATCACAAATAGTAAAGATGGAAACTAATTGTGCGTATCCACCATTTGTAATCGAAACACCAATTCCACCTTGATTGTATTGAGTATAACTATCAACACTCATCGAACCAGTTACACCAATATCAGTTTGGTCTCCTGGTTCTGCTGCAAATCCATCAACTTTGAGACCAATACTATTTGCAATAAAGTTAGTGCAGTTACGAATATAAGGTCCTTTATCAATATTTCCAACTCCTGGAGAGAATGATGGATCATTTTCGACTGATGTGCCAAGACCCGAATTTCCAGGATATGTCGTATTAATTCCCACACCAAGGACACTTAAACCTTGATTGATAATTGTTGTAACTACACCAACACAGGAGTAAATTGCCGATACAACATTCGCACAACCACTTAGACTTTCATTGCCGTATGCACCATCAGGTTGCATACTTAAATCTTTTACTTGAGTATAATATGTTTGATAATTTCCACCACTTGTTTTTGCAAAAGAAACATTATTAATGCAAGACCTTGCAATTCCAGCAGCATAATTTAGTGCATCAATTGTTTCTGTCTTAAATCCAACAATGTTTTGAAGTGCCCCTTCTGCAGTGTAGTATGATTTTCCTGCTCCTACACACTTGGAATTTCCACCTCTTGTGATATCGTGAGACACTGCTTTCAGTGCAGACTTGACACCTTGTTTAATTGTACTTATTCCAGTATTGAATACTGGATTTTTATAATCTGTGCTTGTTAAATATCCAACAGTTTCATCTGCAATGAAATCAAGATTTAGTCTAATCAATCTTGCCGCATCAAAAAATCTATCACTTGCAACACCAGACAGTGGAACAAATGATACAACTGATGCATTATTAGTTGCGGGAGCACCATTAAAACTTAGGTTAGTTATATGACAACCATTATTTACATAAAATAAGTCTAGACCTGAAGATTGTGGAGTTACAATACAGTTGCGAAGTTCTGTTCCTTGAACGGAAACATTTGCTGCTAATG